CACAGAGCAAGAACTTATCAGACGCTATCGTGACATTGCTGGAATGGCAGATGTCGACACAGCAATTGATGATATTGTTAATGACTCTATCTCAAATCTTGATGACGAAGATCCAGTTAGAATTAATCTGGATGATGTAGAGATGTCTGCGGGCATCAAGAAAGACATCGAAAAAGAATTCGAAGAAATTCTAAGAATCTTAGATTTTAAACTAAGAGCGCATGATTACTTTCGCCGTTGGTATGTTGACGGTAGATTGTTTTTCCATAAAGTTATCGACACAGCAAACCCGAAACAGGGTCTGACTGATGTGCGATACATTGACCCACGAAAGATTAAAAAGGTTCGTGAGATCATCAAAGAAAAAGATACCAAGACCAATGTCGATTTTATCAAACGCATTGATGAGTATTTTCTCTACAATGAGAAGGGTGTAATAAACCAAAAGACTGCAGCGATAAATGATTATTCGACCAGTTCAAATGCACTCAGAATTACTAAAGATGCTATCTGCCATGTTCCTTCTGGTCTTGTTGATCAGGATAAGAACGTGGGTTTATCGTATCTCCATAAAGCAATACGTCCAGCGAACCAACTCCGCATGATGGAAAACGCACTAGTGATTTATCGTATCACTCGTGCTCCTGAGCGTCGAGTATTCTATGTTGACGTTGGTAACCTACCTAAGATTAAAGCGGAACAATACCTCAAGGGTATTATGAACCAGTATCGTAACAAGATTGTTTACGATTCAAACACTGGTGAAATCCGCGACGACAAGAAATTCATGTCAATGCTTGAAGACTTCTGGTTGCCTCGCCGCGAAGGTGGTCGTGGTACTCAGATCGAAACACTTCCTGGAGGAGAAAACCTTGGACAAATCCAAGATGTTGAATTCTTCCAGCGCAAATTGTATCAATCATTGAACGTTCCAATCTCAAGACAGCAACAGCAATCAGGTTTAAACTTTGGTCGTGCTGCTGAAATTAACCGCGACGAGTGGAAGTTTACCAAGTTTATTGCTAGACTTCGTCGTCGTTTCTCGTTGATGTTTGATGACCTCCTGAAGACACAGTTGATTCTAAAGGGTATTATCACTGAAGCAGATTGGGAATCCATCAAATATAAGATTCAATATAACTTTGCAACTGATGCATATTATACAGAATCGAAAGAACAGCAAATTCTACAGTCTCGTATCGAGATTCTAAACGGAATGGCAAACTATATTGGTTCGCTCTACAGCAAAGAATATGTCCAAAAGAATATTCTGAAACTTACTGACGATGAAATAGCAGAAATCGAAGCATCGAATACTGCGAATCCACCAGAAGTTCCACCTGCAGAAGAGCAACCACCACAACCAGAACAAACTGAACAAGGATAATACTATGGAAAACAGTGTAACAGATCTAATAAATAACATTGAAAGCGGTACTCTTGCCGACGCAGAACAAGTATTTAATGATATCATGGACATTAAAGCAGGCACTGCGTTAGATGCATACAGACAGCAAATTGCGATGAACGTTTTTAATGGTCAAGAATCAGAACCTGAAGAAGAATCTGATACTGACGTTGCTGATGAATCAGAAGAAGACTTTACGGGAGAAGACGATGCTGAAGTTTAAAGATTTAATGGAAAGAATCAATGAAACTCGCTCATTGAATCAGGAAGAAGTCGAACAGACTGACGAAGCACTAAAGGGCAGTCAACATAAGATTGATGCGAATAAGAATGGTAAGGTTGACGGACACGATTTCAAGATTTTGCGTAATGCAAAGAAAGCAAGATACCAGTAAGGAATAACAGATGGCGACTAAAGCGGTTCTAAAACTAACACAGGTTCATGGTGTGGTGAAAGTGCGTGGCACGGGATCCGCTACCATTGCACTTGCAACTGATCTGAAGAAGTCTTCAGAAACTCAGTCTTCACCAAAGGCGAATATTCGCACACTTCATTGGGCGCTGTCAGTAGGTTCTACTGCTACTATTACTCGGAATAGTGTAGTTCTATACTATCTTTCTGGTTCTGGTAAGATGGAATTCATGGGTTGGTCGGACAATGAAGAAAATGGATCCGACGTTGTTGTAGATTTCTCAAGCGGAACTGGTTCAGTTGTTATAGAACTTGCCAAGATTTCTGGTTATGGTTCGCAGCAACATCAGAATCAAGGAGATCTAGGATAATGAAACTTATTACTGAAGTCGTTGAAGACGTAAACCTTTTAATCGAAGAAACAAACGGCAAGAAAACACACTTCATTGAGGGTGTGTTTCTGCAATCTAATTTGGCAAACCGCAATGGTCGTGTATATCCAAAAGAGATTATGTCAAAAGAAGTCGAGAGATATAATGAAAGTTATGTCAAATCGAATCGTGCTCTCGGAGAACTCGGTCATCCAGATGGTCCATCGATTAATCTAGATCGCGTTTCACACATGATTGTTTCGCTCAGAGAAGACGGTGACAATTATATTGGTAAAGCAAAACTCATGGATACTCCAATGGGTAATATTGCTAAAGGTCTTATCGAGGGTGGCGCTAAACTTGGTGTTTCTTCCCGTGGTATGGGTACATTGAAAGCAAATAAAGATGGCATCAATGAAGTCCAGGACGACTTCTATCTTGCTACTGCTGCTGACATTGTAGCAGATCCTTCTGCTCCTGACGCATTCGTTCAGGGCATTATGGAAAATAAAGAATGGGTTGTGGTTAATGGTGTCTGGACAGAGCAAGCATGTGACATGTCTAAGAAGTTGATCAAGAAAGCATCCAGAAAAGAATTGGAAGAAGCGAAGTTGAGAGTATTTGAATCTTTCTTAAATCGTGTCTCCCGTAAAACAAAAGTTTTATAAATATTATATAATCTCGAATTCTAGGAGAAGCAAATGAACGTAGAAAACAAAATCAGAGAGTTGCTTACAAAAAAGCAACTATCCGAGGAAAATGCTGGTCCGATGGGCGCAGCAAAGGGTAAGGATACTTCTATCCCTGCAAAAACTGCAGGCGACACAAAGAATCCACGTCAGGGATCGTCGGAAGACGCAACTATTTCAAGCGAACGTGATCAGGAAACTGAAAATCCAGGCGCTAAAGAAGCGTCGCCAATTGCTGACAATAAGAGCAAGATTTCACAATCAGGCGCAGGTGCTGCTCCAAACTTTACCACTGTTGCTGATCCAACATCGGTTGTAAACCAAGCATCTTCAAAGGGTAATGTTCACCAAGAAGAATATGAACCAGAAGAAGAAGTTGAAGATCTAGAAGATGGTGAAGATGAAGATCTTGAAGAAGATTTCGCTGCCGATCTAGCATCTTTGTTTGATGGTAATGAAAACCTAACAGAAGATTTCCGTAACAAGGCATCATCGCTTTTCGAAGCAATGGTTGTTGCGAGAGTTTCCAACGAAGTAAGTTTGATCGAAGACCGTCTGGTTGAAGAAGCTGCTGAGTTGATGGAAGAATATAAGTCGGAACTCGTAGAGAAGGTTGATTCTTATCTCGGTTACGTAATCGAAAATTGGATCCAAGAAAATCAATTGGCAGTAGAAAACGGTCTCCGTACTGACATTGCTGAAGATTTCATCGAAGGTCTAAAGACACTTTTCGCTGAGCATTATGTTGATGTCCCAGAAGACAAATACGATGTTCTAGGTGAAATGCAATCACAGATTGAAGAAATCTCTTCAAAACTGGATGAAGCAATCGCTGCTAATGTAGAACTACACGATGCTAATATTCAACTCAACAAGGAAAGTGTTCTTTCTGTTGTTGCCGAGGGTCTAGCAAAAACAGACGCTGAGAAATTCAAGTCGTTGGTCGCTGATGTAGAATTCGAGAATGCAGAAATCTTTGAAGAGAAGTTGAATGTTATCAAGGAAAATTATTTCCCTAAGACAAAAACTCTATCTGAAGAGAAGTTTGACGATGGAGTAGAAAACGACTTCAGCGAATCATCAACGGTAAGTCAGTATATCAAGGCGCTTGACGTACTTTCTGCTAAAAATTAATTTTATATAAATAAATCTATTGAACACCTAAAAGGGGAAAACTAAATGTTTCTTTCAGAGCAATTAACAAAAAAGTGGGAACCAGTCCTAAACCATGATGGTCTCGGACAGATCTCGGATAAGTACAAGCGTGCGGTTACTGCAGTAGTTCTTGAGAACCAAGAGAAGGCACTTCGCGAAGAGCGTACTGCTCTTTTCGAAACTCCAGCAAACAACATTGCTGGTACTGGTTCGAGTGAAATCGATCGCTACGATCCAATCCTAATCTCGCTCGTTCGTCGTGCGTTGCCAAACCTAATGGCATACGACGTTGCTGGCGTTCAACCAATGACTGGTCCAACTGGTCTTATCTTCGCAATGAAGTCGAAGTATTCGACACAGGGCGGAACTGAAGCACTCTTCAACGAAGCAGATACAGACTTCTCTGGTGCGGCATCTCCTGCACATGATGGTTCGAACCCAGTTGATGGTACTTACACAACTGGTCTAGGTATCGCAACAGTAGACGCTGAGCAACTTGGCGAAACTGGCGGAACTGACTTCAATGAAATGGCGTTCTCGATCGAGAAAACAACTGTAACTGCTAAGACACGTGCTCTTAAAGCAGAATACACTGTAGAACTCGCTCAAGATCTCAAGGCAATTCACGGTCTTGACGCTGAAGGCGAACTTT